TTGTCTGTCTCTGCTGTGTCTCGCATACTATCTAATCAGCGTTTCCCTACGCCCGAATCTATGCGGCGTATCTCTCTAGCAACTGATGGAAAGGTAAAAGCTAATGACTTCTACGAACAACACCACAGCCAGCGACTACGTTAACTGCCCTGACTGCGGCGGGGCTGGTGAATATGAGGTTGAGGTCGAGGTGATTGACCATGCCAACGGCGGGTTTATTAAAGGTATTATGCAGACTTGTGAGTTTTGCGATGGTGACGGTGAGGTGCATGAAGAAGATGCAGCCGAGTTTCTCATCCATGTGGAGTTTGAACAATGACCAATGGACGCAACAAAGGTGCTTCTTTTGAACGCGAGGTTTCTCTACTAATCCACGACCAGCTAGGCGTAAAGGTAAAGCGTGACCTGGAACAGTACCGGCTGTCTGGCAAGGGTGATTTGATTGGCCTGGATGGGTGGCTGATAGAGTGCAAGCGGTATGCAAACACAACAGCCAATAATATCCATAAGGATGCGTGGTGGTCACAAACTTGCGCCGCTGCGTTATTAACAGGTGAACTGCCGGTTCTCATTTACAAGTTTGACCGGCAACCGATTCGCTGCGTTGTGTATCTCTCAGCTATCAATGAGGCTTTCTCTAATAAGGATGACATAGCCACGATTAGCTTTGAGACATGGTGCATGTTAGTGCGGGAATCCCTCGCAGAATCTGCGCTATAACATCCACAGTAAAGCCATTGCCCAGCATTTTGTAACGCTGCGTGTTGCTGACATGGGCGGTGTAGTTGTCCGGCACTGTCTGCAACCTCTCAACTTCAACTGGCGTTAGCTTTCGCCAAGTTGTCGTAGATGCTAGTGTCTTTGGTTCTAGGTTGCCACCACTAGCCGCTGCCACTGTAGGTGCTTTGCCATCTGGGTGATACACACGGCGGTTGTAGTCGTGGCCTTTTAGGTCTGCTTCTCCGGCTTTTATCAATCCGCTTCTTGTATCTTTGAAGTAATTGTATGGAACGCCTTTGTGCATATTGGCTGTCAGGGTAAATGATTTCTGAGTCTGTGGCGTTTGTTCGTAGCCATCAGCGCGCCTGCTGCCAGCTTGACCCCATTTCTCATTGCCTCTTTCCATATACTCGACAGCTTTCATGCTGTGGTAATGTTCCGGCGATATTTCGTCTGGGTCTTGCAGTATATCTCCCATCATTATTTCTTTATCAGATGGGTATTTGAAAGGTATGTTTGTCCAATACAACCGCTTTCTATTCTGGGCTGATACCAGACTGCTGTTGATGGAAATAGGTTTTACACCCAACGCCTCGGTGATTACGTCTTGGCTGCGCTGATTCATGCGCACGTTTTCTAATAAAAAATATCTGGGCTTGCACTCCTTCAGCAGCCGGACATATTCCCAGAACAAGGCTGACCTAGGGTCTTCAAAGTTTAGCCGCTTACCAGCAAAGCTAAACCCCTGGCATGGGCTGCCACCTATCAGCAAATCTATTGGTAGTTTCTCAAATGTCTCAGGCCACATAACATCCGAGACCGAGCCAAGCTGCACCGTGTCAGGATAGTTCGCCTGCGCTACCTTCATGGCGTACTTGTCTACCTCGCTGGCGTAATAGCTGGTGACGTTTATTCCGGCACGTTCCAGCGCAATCCTAGCGCATGACATGCCATCAAATAGTGATAAGACCCTCATTTCTCTTTTCCCTCTTGACAGTTTTTTTCTGCTTTGTATAATCCGCATTAGCGGTGTTAAGCATAACAAGTTAAGCATTACTTGTTTTGCAACCCAAGAACCTATTGCAAAAAGAAAAGGGTGCCAAACTTGTTAAGCATAACTTGTTAAGCATAGCACCCCAGCCCCTTTTTATTTATTTCTCCTCTAGCTCTATCGTTTCCAAGGCCATCTCCAAGACCTTTGGTATGCTTGTCTCGCCTAGTTCATAGGCTTGTATTGTGCGGCGTGACAGCCCTAGCCTTTCAGCAAATGCTTGCTGGGTATAGCCAAGAAACTCCCGCCTTTCTCTAAGTTCTGATGGTATCATTTCTCTATCCAGCTTTTTTCTGATGCGTCAACAATATCAGCAATGCCAAAGGAATCGAGGCTGTTGCCGTGTATCTTTTGCAGCATGGCTATCTTTTGCGCTGCTTCCTCTTCTGTCTCGCATAGCTGCCAAAAGTCTTGATAGGTTGTTTGGTCTGCTATGTTGGTTGTGAATTTAATCCGGTGAAATACTAGCTGCATGGTTCTTTCTCCAATTCAATGTCGTGGTATGTGGCATAGCCTATCAAGGCATATTGCGTTTTTGCGTCTATCATGTAATCGCAAACCCACATTCTAACCTTGCCTTTCTCTGATAGTGACAGGCTGCAAACGTAATCAATGCCGCTGTCGTTGTCGGTCATAACGTCCAAGACTTTACCAGTCCAATGCGCGGTGAATGGTGCTTGATTTGTTGATACTATCTCGCCAAGTACGCTGCTTATAAAGCTGCTAGTAAATGCAAAGGCACTAAGCCCATCACCAAAAAATGTTGCTTCGCCCAAATTTTTCATTGTTTAGTTCTCCAAGTTAAAATGCTGTTTCTCTAATGCTATGGTCATTACATGGCCTCTCGCGTCTTTTAACCCTACCTCATAGATAAATTCGCTATTTCTCTGCAAATCATCATCAAGGCTTGCACATTGGTTTATTTCTGAGGCAATACCGTTAGCCCAAAGGTTAAAGATTTGCGGGTTATAATCCTGATTGGAGTCAATCCAGTCTTGGATATGATATATGCCTTCTTTGTTTACTGATGCCATTGTCTAGCCCTCCATAGGTTTAATAGCGATTTAAAGGCCACTGACAGCCCTTTGGCCGTCAATGGGTAGTCTTTATGGGTTATGCCTGCTATGGGGCAAGGTAGGTCATTACAGCCCACCAAGTGAAGCTTTGGCTATTCTCAACACCAAACAGCCAAAGCCAATCAATCCAGCCCATAAGCATTAGGCCAACGATTAGATATAGAACCGCGTCAAAAGCTTTTTGTGCCATTGGTCTATACCTCCCCGCGCAAATCAAAAATTGCTATCAGTTGGTGCCATGGGCGAAACTCGCCTATTGACCGGCGCAAAATGTACGCCTCAGCCATCCACATTTTATAGCGCTTGCTGCTTTCTGTTTCGTAAAACTCTGCCTGTTTTTCTGCAAAGATTATGTCTTTGATTGTTTCGCGTAGCATTATGAAACCCTCCAGTTTTGCGGGTGCATTACATACCTATCAAAAAAAGCCTTTTCCAGCCTTTTGTATTTGCTTGGCCTGCCGCCTATGTACTGGTCAAGCCAGCGCCGGCCGTTCTTGTCTGTGCGCGCATAACGTGCGGCCAGCCAAGCATTGATTGACAGATATTTGTCGGCGTTGATGTTGTGAGTCTTTCTCATTGGTTGCCCTCCTAATTGATGGTAACGATGCGAACTCGCCCGCTTTTGGTTGTCTCGGTTTCAAAATCAATGCGCTTGCCTTCCCAGCCTGCGCATACCTTGTATGCGTCCGAAATGTTCGCTTTTGTTCGTAGTGTAAGACCACCCTCAAACGTGAACTCAAAAGCTGGGTTCCCGCAATGTGAGTTCGGCAATCGTTTGATGCCTTTAATTGTCTGTGTTTGTTTAGTCATTGGTCTGCCCTCCTATTCAGCGCGACACTGCATTAATTCAAGATGTTCTTTTTCAGCAAGCCAAGCCACTTGCCGGCGGTCATCTATGGTAAACATGTGAAACCACTTCCCATTTCCGCAAAACTCTTTGTGGTATTTCTTGGCTGCATTATCGGCAAAATAAAGCCAAAGCTTTGCCGCTTTTGCGCTGTCATAAATGCCCTTGTCAAATTTGCGCTGTAAGTTTGCTTCGATTGCCTCGCGTTGCTGCTGATAAAGCTGGTAGTCATTCAGCGCGTAAAGGTATAACTCTTGTGTTTCGTGTGATGGCATTGTTTAACCCTCCAAGGTTTTGTTGTGTTGTTATGCGTTAATGGCTGCGGTAAAGCTTGGCTTGGTTGATAGGTCAACCTTGGCAATGCGCCAATCTCTTACATGTTCAACCATGCCGTCATTAGCCTTTTCTTGCCAATAGCGAATGATTGCGTTTGCTTGTGCTATTGTCTGGATGTAGCCGCCATTGACGGTTTCAACCATTAGCGACTCTAGCTTGTCGCTGCCGTATTTGCCCCAAATAATATAGTGATGTGTCATTGTTTAACCCTCCAAGGTTTGTTGCGTTAACCAAGACCTAGCGCGGATACTGCGCACCGTCAAGCATAAAAATGCACAAAACATAAAAAAAGTTTACACATGCAGCGCAAAGCCTTACTGTGACTGGTGTTTGGTAGGTGTTGGAATTGTTGGGGTTTTGTTTTGAGAGGGGTTAGTTTTGCATTTCACAACACGCACAAAGCACAGAGTCACCCGCGCTGCATTGCATGGCGGCAAGGCTATCACACAATCCCAGGTGTGGCAAATATGTCACACACTGTTGCAAATATGTCACACTACATTGTTCTGCGCAACGCAAGGCCTAGGGGGGCTGTTTTGCGACCCACCACCCCCGACAACGCGCGGCCTGCTATATATATGTTAAATACTACTATCCAGCACACAGCCTAAGAGGACCCAATGACAAAGCTAACAAGGCAGAGAACCGACATAATCATATCCAGCATTGCAGACGGGCATAGCATTGTGGACGTATGCGAGGCCACTGGCGTATCCAGGACTGCGTTCTACCAGCGTTGCAAGAGAGACGAGGAGTTTGCAGCGGCTGTTAAGGAAGCGCAGCAGTATAGTGCGGAGAAGGCGCTAGAGGAGTTAGACACGCTGTATAGCGATGCGCTGCATGGTGTTAAGGATTACAACCCGAATGTGTTGCGAGACTATGCGCATCATGTGCGGTGGAAGGTAGGTAAGGTGCTGCCTGAGAAGTTTGGGGAATCTAAGAACCGTGCTGGCGTAGAGGTTAGTGATGGTACTGTGCGGATATTATGGGAGAGTGACAGTGGCACAACCAGTTAAGATACCGTACAAGCCGAGGGGGTTGCAGGCAGAGATGCACAATAACCTGAAGCGTTGGAATGTGCTGGTGATGCATAGGCGCTTTGGAAAGACTGTATGGGCTGTTAATGAACTTATTAAGAAGGCCCTTACTTGCGAGTTACCAAGGCCAAGGGTTGCGTTTGTGGCACCTACTTTTACGCAAGCAAAGCGTATTGCTTGGGATTATGTAAAGTATTATGCAGGCGTTATACCAGGCGTTAAGTTTAATGAGACTGAACTTCGGGTGGACTTTCCTAACGGCGGTAGATTGATGCTGTTGTCTGCGGAAAACCCTGACTCCCTTCGCGGCATTTATTTAGATATGTGTGCGTTTGATGAGTTTGGGATGCAGAATCC